GCAGAACGGTGAAGCGCGGTCATTTGATCCAACACTTCAGCGCGTGCCTGACGTAATTCATCAGATTTTTTCATAATTAATTTCTGTTTAATTTTAGTAAATATAATTCACGGTTCCGAATGGCATCCGTGTTGGAATTTTCTTCCTTTAATTCTTGATTTTTTAATTCGTCTATTTTTCGTGCTTGTACCGATGTGCTTTCGTATGCCGGAAACGTAACCGGAGCAACATCGTATAGTTTTTTTATTTTCTTAATCGTTCTAAAAACGGTATCGCCTTCTTTTCGGTACTCATCATCTTCGATTGTAAACGCGAACGAAGATTGAGATATATCGCCTCTTTTGATGGACTCATACATATCCCTTCCTAATTGGGTATCTGGCATATCGATTTCGTAAGCTAATCCGTTTTCGTCAACCATCAATCGCAATGTTCCGGCTTTGGTGCGACCTAAAACGAAATTAGAATCGTGATTAAACAATGCCCGGACATCTTCCATATCCGTGTCAGAAAACGCTTCCCGGTCGATTGATTCAATAAAACCGCCTAAATCTCCGCTTCTTTTTTCGAAGGTGGCAGCGTATCCGCGTACGGTTCGTTTTTCCTCCTTGTCCATCGCCCTCAATTCCATCCCAAATGTTCTTATTTCTTTTTCCATTATTCTGGATTTACGTTTTCAGTTGAATTTGATGCCAATGGCATTCCATATACATCTCCACCATCGTATCCGTTCATTCCTTCTTTCTTCCTAATCTCATTAGGGTTTAATGCCCTGATGTTGTACATTGTCTGGTATAATCGCGCTCTTGAATCAGTATCACCTTGTAACAAACCATCCAAATCAAACTTAACAAAGGTTTTGCCCCATTGCGAACGCGGAAATAATTTAGAGTTGAACTCGGATTCAATTCGCTTGGTCCAGGATCGCAACGTGTATTGAACGAACATACGATTCAATAATTCAGAGTTGTTGAAGGTTTCAGTTTGACCTAATAACGTAACCGGTACACCGGTAATATTCGAGATGTCCGTAATGGTTAATTTTCTCGCGTTTATATCATTCTGGTCAACCGCTTTTCCTGTTTGACGATATTTAACTCCATTGCTTAAGAGTGCAGTTTTTCCGCTATTATCCGAACCCTGATATTTCCTATTCCAACTTTCCTCTATTATATCCCTCTGTTCTTTATTTAGTGCTTGTTCCGTTTCCAATACGCCACCGATTTGCGCTCCATTACCGTAAAAATTAGCACCGTGTCGAATTTCCGCGATACCTCTTCCTAATGTATCTTGCTGATAATCGATTACAGATTTACCCATTATTCCATCTTCGGAATACATCCGTAAATGGATTATATCTGATGCCGGTACTGATTCCTTATGTTCGTGTAGGTAGTAGAAATATTCGTTACCGGTCTTGAATTGCTCCCAATCGCCTGTTACCAGATGCAATCTGTCAATGGCTCCTGACGAATCTGTCATTATATGGATTAGCGCATTACCACCTTTGTAATTAGATGAACCAGTAAACAATTGGCGCACCATTGTTTCCATAAATGTAAACTTATCCAAATTCGGATCTGGTCTAAAATTGATTAACGGATATACTGGATGGTTAACGGCTTCGGATATGTTTCCTTCTTCGTCCTTGGTATAAACCGTAAATGGTAAAGATGCGATTTGTTCTGATAAAATCGTAACTGCTCGGAAATAGGCTGGAATCGATTGCGATGTTTTCCAATTTACAGGAACCTTTGCTCTTGATGCGGAAAATAAAACGGTCTGCCACGTTGACCAATCCTTGGCTGGTCCAATATTGGAATATATGGCAGCTCGGAACTGCTGAAATGGTTTTGTGATACGTTGGATTAATCCCATACCGCAAATATTTCAGAAAAACAATGGTTTTACCAAAAAAAAAGTTAACAAAGTTTATTTTTGTTAATTTTAATAGTATATTGTGCTATCAATTAACATTTAAAAACAAAAAACAATGACAAACTCATTAACAATCAGAGAAATAAGAAAAATATTATTTGATACTGACAAATATACTGTTATTGGTTCTGAGGAAATGACAAATAAAATAAGTAGAGATTATCTTTACAATAAGAAGAACCAAGACGAAAAAATGAACGTAATTGACAATGGAAGCCATTTATTAATTTGGAAATAATATATTTAAACCACTAAAACAAAAACAATGAAAAACATTCAAATCACAAACCCAGACCTTTTTACCTCAAGAAACGTTGACGTAAACATTAATTCTTTAAGCATCGGATTAGTTAACCGCAGATTTGTTGCAGTTGGAGATGTTCATATCGAATTTGACGATAACCAATTCCAAACGTGGTCTGGAGACCACGGTCAATACGATTATGAAGAAGATTTTGGATTTATTTTTGTAGCTGAAGAAGATTAATTAATCAAAACCTTTATATTATGAACAACTACCAAGACCTCTATTCCGTTTACGGCGAATACAACAACAAATTCTATCTTGAAACCTATTCAAACCACAAAGATGCGTATTCAAGGTATGCTGAACTATCATTCAAGATGTTGAAACAAGCTACTAAAGAATGGAAAAAGAATCCGGATCTAATTCCGCAGTTTTATGAATCAACTATTGATGGCTACAACAAATCCGCGCATTGTCGTATTGGGCACATTTATGTCGATAGGATTCCAGATGTTGACGAAATTGATTAACTTCGCATCATTATAACTCGTTTTTTTTAAATGCTTTTGAACCCGGTCTTTGTGCCGGGTTTTTTATTTTAATTTGCCACGAAGCCAACGAGATTTCATTACGCGGAAAGTACCGTAGTTTTTGTATTTGTTTTTGCCTTCTTTTTTGTAGTGCCATCTTTCGTTAGCCTCAAATGCCCTCAAATAAGACATATAATCGGCTACAATGTCAAAAAAATGGTTAAAATAGTCGGAATTGCTCATTATATAAAGGAAATTACTGATTCGGCATCAAATGGTCGTTGACCTTTCTTTGAATCCATATAAGCCGCGTAACACATAGCTAAAACCACCATTCCATCGATTTTCTCTTGAGATTTGTCCTTATCGAACATAATTAACCCTGTATGGTTAGTTTTTAGGGTTATATTCCCAGCCATCCACCTTAAAACCGGATCGCCACCGTGCCAAATTTGACCTTTAGATATTAACGCCTCCATTTCTCGGATTGGTTCGTTGTAGTTTACGACTGTTTGCCTAAATTGTTCCATCGGTACACCATCAGCAAATAATTCTGAAGCAAATTGAGTCGATTGCCACGGATCGTAATAAACCTTTTGTACCGAATAATTCTGCATAGCTTCCTGTATATCCAATTGCACCGCTGCGAAATCAGTTACATTTCCTTCCGTTAAATACAGATGTTTGTCCTTTGCCCAGTCTAAATACGGAACTCCATCCTTTTTCGCTCTGAATGTTGCTCCTTCCTGTGGACAGTAGTATTTTGCTTTAAATATGAATGAGTCGCGTTCTGGAGTCGGTGGAAACAATAAACCGAAACAAGTTAAATCCCATTTGGTGCTTAAATCGACCGCAGCATAGCATTCCGAACCCATTAGCTTCTCTTCCGACTCCATTTTATTACCTTGCATCCATATTTTGTCCGTAATCCACGTTTTACTTTGCCGAACCCAGATATTTAGGTTCTTGGTCTTGAAATTAATCTCCGCAGATTGACCTTCATTTAATGCCTTTGTGTATTCGGTTCTTAACCCATCCCAAGATGGAGTAGTACCAATTGACGGATTCGCCTTTTGCCAGGTTTTTTCGTCATTCCAATCATCATCTTTATTTGCAGTAAATATTAATCCGAATGTTGACTTATCTTCCTTCTTTCCTGATACGATGTCATTCACAACCTTTCGATACTGATGGCAAGGACCATTGATGTTAAACCCGGCAGTTGTAATTATGAATAGCAAAGGTTGGGTTCTGTTAACCATTCCAGATGCAAGGTTGCGTAATATCGAATCATCCTTTGCCTCGTGGTATTCGTCAATTATTGCAAAATGTGGACGAACTCCATCTAATGTCTTGCTATCTGCTGCAATCGGTTTGAAGGAAGATTCTCCTTGCACATTTTTCAAACCGCGAGTTGTAATTGAATCATACACCTTGCAAATACTTGCAAACTTCTTGGATTCTTGCATAAATTGAGTCGCCATAACCTTTCCAGCGTTCCAACAAATGGTTGCTTGGTCATATTTATTTGCAGCTGAATAGCATTCCGCTCCCATTTCTCCATCGAAGAATGCACCGTATAAACCAATGGCTCCAGCTAATTCTGATTTACCATTTTTTTTAGCAACTTCAACGTATGCTTTCCTTGTCACTCGGTATCTGTTTTCCTTGTACTTCCAACCAAATATCCAGCTTAACACAAATATCTGCCAAGGCAATAACTGGAATCGCTTACCGTAATATTCTCCAGATGTATGTTTTAGTAACCTAAATATCTGAATTACGCGCTCGACCCCTTTTTCATCATAGTATATATCCGGATCTGCTTCGAACTCGAACCATCTTTTGACCGCAGCTAATTCCAATTCGCCAACGAGCCGTTTTCCTTCTAATACTTCTGATATGTATTCGTGTGCGTTCAACCGGTGTGGGATTGGTTTAAAATAATGTCGAACGGATCTGATACTTCTTCATTCTTATCCATTCGCATTTTGTCGCGTACGGCCGGAGTCAATCCGAGTTGCTTCAAGAAACCTTCAACGTGAGATAGGTGCGTTTTGTACACAGTTAATTCCGGGCTAACTTGTCGCGTTCCGTTTGCGTACTCTTGAATCTGATTATTCTTCAAATCGTTGTCGGCTTGATCCAATAGCGATAGAGATTTGGCAGTTCTCGTAACCAGAACCGAATCCGCTTCTGATAGTAATCCGCAGTATTCAAGGTCGTTGACCAGTATATCGAAATACCTTTGTTCTTGTACTGATAGTTTTTTGTATGGCTTCATAAACTTTCAATTTTTTCTGAAACTTGTGAAACTCCCCTGTCGATTTAGATTGGTGTAAAAATAATCGCGCA